TGAAACTGCTAAGTCGCCGAGAAATCAGTAAACCTGATCAAGTTTACAACCTACATGTACAGGATGATCACAATTATATAGTAGAACGGGCCGTAGTGTCTAACTGTCATAGTGTGAAAAACATGAATGTATTGCACGGGCTGCTAACTAACACGTTTTCAAATATTCCAATACGTTGGGGCCTCACAGGCACAATTCCGGAAGAGGAATATAATCAAGCAAGTTTATTCAGTGCCATAGGGCCAATGATAGGCAGACTTACTGCTAGAGAATTGCAAGAGCAAGGGCATCTAGCACAGTGTCACGTGAATATAGAACAAACACAAGAAGATATAATTTACAAAAATTACCAAGAAGAACTAAAGTTTTTAACCACAAACAAACATCGTATAGGTTGGTTGGCAAAACGAATTTTAGAAATTGCTAAAAGTGGAAATACGTTGGTGTTGATAGATAGAATTGAAACAGGTGAACTTCTTTCAGAATTGATACCAAATTCAACCTTCATAAGCGGCCAAATGAAGAGTACTAAACGTAAAGTATTATATGACGAAATAAATTTTGCTGATAATGCTATTATGATAGCCACGTATGGTACTACCTCTACAGGCATATCGATTAATAGAATTTTCAATCTAGTGTTGTTAGAACCAGGCAAAAGTTTTGTAAGAGTTATACAAAGCATTGGCAGAGGACTAAGAAAAGCAGATGACAAGGACGCAGTTGAGATTTATGATATAGCCAGTAGATGTAAATTTTCCAACAGGCATTTATTAAAACGTAAAAAATTTTATGCAGATGTTCAATATCCATCTAATATGAAAAAAATAACTTACTGATTAAAAAAAATATTGACCTTCAAATTGTAAATACCTGGCATCATTTGCCAGGAGAAATTCAATTAAAATACTTACTCACGATAACAAGGCATATTCTATAACTCAAATTCCAGATAAGGTAGACGATTTACGATATTGCGTTTTAGATTACTCAAATCAAAATGATGTTGACTATTTTTTTCTTCCACTGATATTTCTGGAAAGTTTTAATAGCCCCTGTATTGATATTAGAATTGGAAAATATAATATACAGATGCCTCTTGATTGGAGCGTTGTAATTGGCGATATGAATATGGGCGACTTGGAAATAATGCCGCTTGTATACCTTATGGATAAAGATTTTGATGTGTTTTGTTTTAATCCTATAAACGGTTTTATGCCTAGCTTTTTAAGATTAGAAATTGTAAACACATGGCCGGATGTTAAATGGTATTTTCCAAAATTAAAAAATGGTCATTTACTTGCTGTGCCATTATCAGGCGGCGAGTCCCCGTTATGTGCTTTTTTCGTTAAAGATTCTGGTAAAATACCAGACAACTTAGACATAAGAAAAATGTTTTAAAAAAATCCTTGATAATTTCGCTCCGGCTAATTATCAAGGATTTTCTGAGTCTGCCTGTTTGTGACAGGGCAGTTATGCAGACTGTAGAACAGCCTGGCCAGGTTGTGGAACAGTACCAGTCGGTACCCATTCATACGTATTATAATTAAATGTGGTTACAGTAAGATTTCTAATTACATCGGCATATTCTGTGCTTGCGATTGGTGCAACTGTTAGAGTAGGTATAGTTGGTCCAAACGTTCCAGGTGCAACAACTGTCAGTTCGCTTACGCTACCGCCGCAACCTATGTTGCCATAAATTATCGCATTGCCCGGTGGATTTGTTATAACATTTACAGCTTGATAGTTTGTACCACCGCGGGTTACCTTAACAGATGATATTCCATAGCTTGCTGAAGCTTCAGCACCTGTTCCGTGACCTGATTGAGCAGTGAAACTAACAGGGTTAGATGGCAGAGATGTATAATCTCCTGCATTTAGCAAGTTGATGCTGCTGACATCCCAACGTAATTGGAATGCAGCGCTTGTAGCCCATGCATTTGCTTTAACACTGCTACTAAATGGAGTTGTGTTAGTGATCATTGAGTTGTAAACAGAACCAGCATTGGTAATTGTAACACCGCTAATGTTTCCATTACCTGATGTGCTAGCAACAGTTAGTACAGTTGGACTTGTCCAGCCAGCGTAATTCCAGGTAAATGTGTCTCCAACAGTATAGCCAGTATCTGTTGTTACTCTAGCAGCACCTAACGTGACTGATAGTACGGTAGCGTTTGCTATGTCGTTTCCGCTCGGAGTTCCGCCGTTCATGCTTAGTATTTGTCCAGGGATATATCCGTTTGTAGTTGTTCCAGATCCACCCGAGGTTAAACTAAACGACTGTACCCCTAAGTTAGCTGTAGCTGTCGCACCGCACCCTGTTGATCCGTATGGTTGCACCGTAATATTTGCTTGTCCGGGTTGGAGTGCAACTCCGCCATTGGTTAGTTCCAAGCGTTCAGTAAATTGTCCATCCAATGACACAAAATTATAAGTATTTGTAGCCTTTTGAGCTGCGATATACGCAGGCGCAGGACCACCATTTTGGATGAAGTATGCAGTGGCTTCTATTTGTTGACCACCAATTGATACATTACCTATGTATCTCTTATTAATCGGACGTCCCATGTTGTTTCTCCTTAATGCCGTTCTAGGGCTACGCAGTTGGGCAGCCGCATAATGCTAGATAAACTTATTTATGTAAAAACGATAAACAGTGCGTTGATCGCGTCTGATTTGTTGCAACACCAGATAAATGATAAAATAATACAGTTAGAATCTTAAAGGTAGAAAAATGACCGGGGATAAAAAATATATTTTAGATCTGCAACAGGTACTTTATGCACTAGACAACCGCGATCTAGATTATTATGATAGGTTAACTGACAAAGAGAAAAAAGGTTACACTCCTTTGGTGCTAATGCGCTATATGAGTTCATTGACCTCGCAAAATAGTAACTGTGCATACGCTGTGATTGCTACAAATGATGTTGTAAATTTAGGCTTCTGGACATTAAGCAAATATCCGGACTTGCAACATAAGTTACTATGTGTAACCGGTCTAGGTGGATCTCAAAAAAGACCTTGGATAGCAGCCAAAAACACTAAAAAGAAAAACAAAATAGATTCATGGTTATTAGAAAAATTTCCAGAACTTAATGATGAAGAAATTTCTATTTTAAAATCTCAACACGATTCAAAAAGTTGGAATGCTTTTGTAAAAGGTAGCGGAGCTACTGATGCAGAGGTTAAGGAAATGACAGCAGCATGGTCGAAAGAGAAATAAAAGAAGACTTGGTGTGCGAATTCTGCAATAAAAAATTTGTACAGCACAAAAGTTTTATCAATCATACGTGCAAGAAAAAACAAAGATGGTTTAGACAAAACGAACCAGAAAACAGGTTTGGATTTTTAGCATGGAATAGGTTTTATCAACTTAACAGTTACAACAAAACTGAACAATGGAAAAATAGTTACAAAAATTTTATTGATAGTAGATATTATGAATCATTTGTCAAATTTGGAAAACATATTCGAGACATAAATGCTATCAATCCAAAAAAGTTTATAGATTATGTAATTAAAAATACCATTCCTATTGATCGATGGACGCAAGATTACATATATGAACAATACGTTAGAGAACTTACAAGACAAGAAACCGGTGAAGATGCACTGGAACGTAATATACTTTTAATGAACGAATGGAGCATGTCTACAGGGGAAAATTGGTTCGATTTTTTTAGAATGGTCAACCCTAATCAAGGTACATTATGGATTAAAAGCGGTAGAATTAGCCCATGGGTATTATATAATGCTGACAGTTCTGTTGATTTTTTAGAAAGATGTTCTCCTGAACAACTAAGTATAATAAAAGATTGTGCACCCCCTGGGCCATGGAAAATAAAATTTTCTAAAAACAGAGAAACATGCACATTTATTAGAAACACACTTAGAGAAAGCGGCATATAATGACTGACGACATGTATAATACAACAGATGAAAATACTGCTAGCAACGAAAGCCCTTTACCGGTTAACTTTCTAGGAGTCCGCGGCGCCATAACAGAAATTGAAATGCAAGGGAAAAAAGTTGCGGTTATTGATCCATCTGTTGTGATAAACATGGAATCTACGTTAAAAAGATTACAATCTCATATACAGCGTTTAGAGACTGAATTACATTCTCTGAAAAGTAAACAATTTATGCAAGAACGGCGTATTAGAGAGATAACAGGCGAGCTTGATAACAAGGTCAGTTACGAAAAATGAAACTTTATAAAATCAACTGGGACAATAAGCAAAGTTGCTTAGCATATCAGTTAGATAATAAATCTAATACTTTCTCAATACCTGTTCTCAATCCAGACTCACCTCTTTTTCTTTGGTTAACAGAAAGAGATATACAATATTCTATACACGAGCGCGATTTTTATCTATTACTTTATCTGGACATTGAAGAAAACCAATCTGTTGAATTTCAACTCACATGGAGTGGATATATTATATGTCATTAATTATCGGAGATGTTGACATTGATTTTGCTGATAGAAATTTAGCTCTTTCTGTATTAAATCATACTCCTGCATCAATCATACGTAATAACTCACTAATCAAACACAATACAGGTGTATATTTTCATACAGTTCCTATAGACCCTATTACCAAACTTGCATCATTACCATACGATATTGCTGCTGATCGAGGTTGGTATAAACTCGACCTTTTAAATGTAAGTGTTTATGAAGGGATTAAAAACGAACAACACTTACTAGAGCTTATGGAAAAACCAGTTGAATGGACGCTGTTTACCTACAAAGAATTTGTTTCTAAATTAATTCATTTAGGCAACCATGCAGATTTGGTTTCCAGACTGAAGCCATCTAATGTTGAACATGTTGCTATAATACTTGCCCTTATTCGACCTGGTAAAAAACATCTAATAGACAAGTGTATAAAGAATGGCTTCGATAGCGTTTTAGATGAAATTTGGACTGACAATTCGGAAGGGTATAGTTTCAAACATGCACATGCTATTTCATATGCTATGCTTGTGAAAGTTCATGCCAATCTAATAGTAGAACAATTGTCGCAAGACGTTGACAGTGTTTCATAGGTATGCTACTATTATAGTATAGAAAGGAACGAGTAATGCCAACCATTGATTTAAACTTAGTGGCTAACACCAATTCTCTAGGAACAAATGTATTTTTGCAATCCGCGAATAAAAAATATCATGAGTGTCTTGCGGAAAATTTGGAAAACAATCCGCTTGCAAATTTAGTAGATTCGTTGCCATCAGGATTTGTTTTTCGTAGCCCTAATATTCAAACAGAGGATTGGGAACAAATGCTAAAAACTCTGTACAGCCTTGAAGGAACATTTTCGATTAGGGCTATTCTTGAACGTAAGAAGGATACGCCTGATACTGTAATCGGATATGCTACATTTGAAAACAAAGACGACGCTGCAATTTTCGCTTGGTCAAATGTTGAACAGTGGCAAAAATGGGACGATGCTAAAGAAGCTGAATATCAAGAAGAGAAGAAGAAACAACCAGTAAAGCCAACGATAAACAAAGACGGAAGTGTAACGGTTACAGTTCAAGTGTCTAGTATAAGCGGGTCTTAATTTTTGACCAGCTGAATAGTTCTTCTTTTAAATTTCTTATTCATAAGGTCCATTAGATTAATTGTTGGGCCTTCTACAATAGTAACCTCTTTTCTAGCAAAGGTCTTCAGACTAGGTTTGAAGACCTTAAATCTTTCTCCAAGAAACAGATTTATAGGAATACTTCTGTTGCTTTCCCACCACCAAGTTTCGCCGCATAACAAAAACGCTCGCTTTTTTTCATTTGTAAAACTTGGATCTAATACGTAAATGCTGACAAACTGCGTATCGGCATTTTGCATAATACCAATATACTCGGTATTCAGATAGCTAATGATTGTAAGGAAAGGAAATTTTTCCTGTAATAATTTGTGTGTTTCTGGTGTCATTTCTATAAATTCTCTAGCTCTTATTTATGTCCAAATTTTAGGTTTGTAAAATTTTCATAAATATTGGGAAAGGTGGATTAAGGTGCATGGTTGATCAAGTTTTATTTAGATTTCGCGAATATGTACAATTGTGGTCAACTGGAGGCAACGCACCTAACATAAATGGACCTATGATACAATATAACACAAAAGTATATAAAGGTGCTACTAATACAATAGATTTTGTTGTGAGAAACAACGACCGTAAACCTATAAATTTGTCAGCATATCAAATTGACGCATTAATCCAACGTGTTGAGACTGTAACAACAACTCCAGGAAATGGCAACAGTCCATTAGCTGAACTTTTGTTAATTCAACCTGTGCAAACTTTGCAAGACACTGCGGGCACTTGTAGACTTACTTTGACTGATCTTGAAATAGGGCATTGGCTAGCAGGATTCTACAGATATACCATAAGATTAACTGATGTAACAGGACGACAAGAATTTTTGTATACTGATCTTAATAGAAGCACCTATGGAACATTTGAACTAGTGGAAGGTATGAGCACCTCTCTAGTTCCTGCTATTAATATACCAGCGTACCAATTTACTCCAGAAACTGTAGATGACCTTACAAATCAATATATTTTTGCCTCTGGTGCGGTACAAGGAGATGCACAAGCAGAACGAAGCAATGGTATGCATACAGTGGTAGCATACACCGGCAATAACTATGCTGGAAAATTTTGGATACAGGTTAGTCTTACTCTAAATGCTCCGTCATCACTTGATTGGTCTAATATACCCATAGGCAACGGAACAGATTATTTTCAATATAGCCCTCCTTACAATAGTCCTACTATTAAGGTTTTTAATTTTTCTGGAAATTACTATTGGGTAAGATTTGTTTTTGAAAACCCTTATTATTACCAATGTGCAACATGCAATCAGTATTACGCAGGTAAAAACAATCCACTACTTTTCAATAAGTTTTCATGCGGTCCTGCACCTTTTGTATGTTCAAGTGCCAATAATAGAACTTTCAATCCGCCATCAGGACCATGGCCGTGCGGCCCTAATCCACCTTCGTGGCCGCCGCCGCCATGTGTGCCTCCTCCACCATATCCGCCAGCGCCCTATCCTCCACCTCCTGGTCCTTATCCTCCACCTCCTGCACCCTTGCCGTATCCAACGACACAGGCTGGATTGCCAGTTATAAACTGTAATCACGGATATTTTGCAGGTATACTGTATAAAAACTGATATTGTGACACTCAAAATACGAGTTTAAACTACAAACATGACCTCACTTATTCATGAGATTGTGCTTGATTACTTGCCACCTAAACGCAAGCAAAATGCAAAGGGGTGGATTGTCTTCAACTCAGTATGTTGTCATCATAGGGGTCATAATCAAGATACTAGAGGCAGAGGCAATTTATTGATAACCGGCGACGGTGGTATTATTGTAAACTGCTATAATTGCGGGTTTAAAACCGCATATAAAGGCGGTGATTTAGGCCACAATTTTGAAAATTGGCTCAGATATCTAGGTGTTCCTGCAAACAAAATACAACAAGCAAAACTAGAAATATTAAGTAAAAAATTAAGCGGGGAAATAGAAGAAACAAATGAGCATATTCAGTTTCATGCTGACCATTTTCCGGAATGCCAATTACCCGAACAGTCGCAGCCAATAAATTTTTGGTCCCAAAGTCAAAATACATCTACAGATTTTCAAAGTTGTTTAGACTATTTGTCTAGTAGAGGCAGAGCAATTAAAGATGGATGGACTTACTATTGGTCGCCTATAAAAGAATCAAATCTTAATAAACGCCTAATTATTCCGTTTTATCATAACAATAAGGTCGTAGGATATACCTGTAGATATGCAGGCACACCTCCTAAACATATTCCAAAGTATTACAACAGTGACATTCCTACTGGTTATTTGTTTAATAACAGAGTGCTCAATCTTTATCATAGAAAGTATGTAATGATAGTAGAAGGACCATTTGATGCCATAGCAATAGATGGAATATCACCGTTAGGTAGTACACTAAACAAACAGCAAATACAATGGCTAAACAGTATTGATAAAGAAAAAATTGTAATTCCAGATAGACAACTTAAGAACCAAGATTTAATTGATGCGGCTATAGCTAACAAATGGTCAGTTTCATTTCCAGAATGGAATGAAGGTATAAAAGACTGTGCAGATGCTAGTAAACAGTACGGTAGATTATATACAATAGCTAGTGTTATTGCTTCTAGAACATCTAGCACACTAGAAATTGGTGTAAAAAGACAAATGTTGAGGTCATAAAATGGCAAAAGAGCCAGAAGAAACAAGAGATTACAGCGAAGAAAAACAAAAACTTCTAATCGACGTGCTACTAAGCAGTGACGAAATTTATGCTCGTTGCCAAAATATTCTCGATGCAAACTATTTTGTAAATAAATTTCGGCCAGCTATACGTTATATTTTGAAGCAGTCTGAAAAATACAATGTACTGCCGAAAATAGAGCAGGTAAATGCTGAGACTGGATTAAATTTTCAAAAAATTGAGAACATCACAGTTCAGCATCAAGATGCATTTTTAGATGAAATTGAAGAATTTTGTAAAAATAGAGCCTTGGCTAATGCAGTTTTATCTGCAGTTGACTTGATTGAAAAAGGTAATTATGGCGAAGTAGAGAAGCGTGTTAGAGAAGCTATCCTAATCAGCTTGACCAACGACATTGGTACAAATTACTTTGAAGATCCAAAAGCTCGTTTAGAACGTATACGCCATAGCAATGGGCAGGTTAGTACAGGATGGAAAGCAGTTGATGATAAACTATACGGCGGTGTTAATAGAGGTGAGATAACTATTTGGTGTGCAGGTTCTGGTGTTGGAAAATCCCTGTTTTTACAAAATATTGCTATTAATTTTGCACTTAAAGGTTTAAATGTTGTTTATATCACACTAGAGCTTAGTGAAGAGTTGTGTGCTATGCGTATGGATAGCATGTTGAGTGAAATTTCAACTAAAGAAATTTTTCGAAAAATAGATGAAGTAGAAATAAAAGTAAAACAAGCTGGACGTAAAAGTGGTGACTTGCATGTTAAACAACTTCCACAAGGTAGCACATGCAATGATATCAAAGCCTATCTAAAAACCTATGAAATTGAACGTCAAAAACGACCAGATGTTTTAGTGGTTGACTATCTAGATTTGTTATTTCCAAATAACAAGAGAATAGATCCAAGCAATTTGTTCGTGAAAGACAAATTTGTCACCGAAGAACTACGTGGACTATTGGTCGATAGACAAATGATTGGCCAAACTGCTGCACAGTTGAATCGTTGCCTTTCTCTTGATACAACTGTAATATCAAACGGTAATAGCATTAAAATTAAAGATGTTAATGTTGGCGATTGGTTGGATTCAAATGAAGGTCCAGTTCAAGTTATAGAAAAAACACCAATCATAAAACAACCTCTATTTAAAATAACAACGAAATCTGGAAAAACTGTAACATGTAGTGCTAAACATACATTTCCAACAAAAGATGGATTAAAATCGTTAGAAGATGGATTAAAAGTTAGTGATATGATGTTCTCTATGATAAATACAACTGCAACTCAGGAGAACTCAAATGACACAGATGATAGCGGAGAGCAGATTTATAAAACAATTCAATTTAACAACTCAGCAAATTGATATTTTAAAAAACATAGATTGCGATAAAAAGTCGTATAAAAAGTTGTGCAGATTTATAAAAAAATATTATGAACTTGGATTAGATTTTCAAATTTTAGCAGACAATTGGGAGCAAATAAAATTGCTTAACAATGACAGTAGTTCATTAGAATCCCATATAGTTAGATATGGCAAACAAGCCGGGACAACTATGTGGGAAAATAAAAATAAATTATGCTCAAGAACAAAAGAATATTACATTGAAAAATATGGAGAAGATGAGGCATTAAAAAAATTGAGACTTAATGGCGCATCCCTTGAGATATATAAAGAACGGTATGGTGAAATAGATGGTATAATAAAATGGAACCAATACTTGGAAAAACGAAATAAAAGTTTTAAATCAAAACGAGGAACTTATGCCAGACGAAATTTAAATTGGTTCATTGATAAGTATGGTTATGAAAAAGGTTACCAAATATGGAAAGATAAAAAAGATAAACAGGCTTACAAGGTAAGCAGAGAATACTACATAGACACTTATGGAGAAGTTCTTGGAATTGAATTGTTAAAATTATGCAAATCTAGAAATTTAACTTTTTTCATTGACAAATATGGTATTGAAGAAGGTACAAGAAGATACCAATCTTTTTTATTAAAAACTGCCAACAAGCACACTGTAAGTAAATGGTCATTAGAATGTATAAATTATATAAAAGAATCTATTGATGATTTGTACTTTTATGGCGAAAATGAAATGGTATGGAATTTACCAAAACAATGGTCAGAATCTATGGAACAAAAATGCATTTTGCCAGATTTGTTTTATAAAGGTAAAATAATAGAATTCCAAGGAAATTTATTTCATGCCAACCCACAAATGTTTACCGAGAACGAATTCCCTCATCCATTTAAAAAAACTTGGTCATCTGCTTATATATGGAAAAAAGATGAATTGAGAAAAGATTATTACACCGAACGAGGTTATGATTTGCTAGAAATATGGGAAAATGATTATACTAATAACAAGGAAGAGATTATAAACAAATGTATCAACTTTTTGAAATCGAAGATGAAATAGAATCTATAGAATATATCGGTGTTGATGAAACCATTGATATAAATGTAACCGGAAATAAACTATTTTATACAAATGGTATACTAACACATAATTCATCAGTGCAAGAACAAGAGCATGATCACAGTCATATTTCAGGTGGTATTAGTAAAATTCAAACAGCTGATAATGTGATTTCAATTTTTGCATCTACTGCAATGAAAGAGCGCGGTCAATATCAAGTACAATTTTTGAAAACAAGATCTTCTAGTGGTGTAGGGAGCAAAGTTAATCTCGGATTTGATCCGAACACTTTGAGAATATTCGATCAAGATGAAGATAATCAAATGCCAGTTGGTAATAGCACAGCTGACCAATTTGCAGATATTAAACGAAAAAATGCAGCTCTTGCAAAAAAAGATGAACAAAAAGCATTGCCGTCGCCAGGACAAGCAATAAAAGATCTAAGTGCATTAACTGCTTTAGTTAGAAGATAAAATTATTTTTCTGTGTGTTGGCTTAAGTCACCAACTAATAGAAGCAACGACACAACAATCTTAGGAAATACATCTTGATCAAATGCTTCCTTGTCGCCCTCGACATGATTAACAATGGAAGCGATTTCATGTAATGCGTCGCTTTCATTGCCATCTTGTGCCTGTTGTAAGGCTGTTTGTATACCTTTAAAAACCTTGTCCATACCTCCATGATATGAGCGATTTTTGATTCCAGCTAATAATAGATTGGCCAAAGTTGTTGCCTGCAGTTTGGAGACAGGACTAGATTCGCTTGCAGTTTTAATAGATTTCAACACATCGTCAATCGAAGCAGGCTCTTCAGTAACATCGTCGGTACTCTCACTAACGTTTAGTTGCTGAGAACCAGCTGACATCTTTTGCAAGACGTTTGCTAAAATAGCTTTTTGGTCAGCCGTTAGATTTGAATTTTGATCTTGCAGGGCATTAATGGTACTTACAAATTCGTTGTAATTACTAGGGTCTATTTTCAACTGCCCTGCTAGTTTGTCAGCGTCTATCTTTTTACTAGGTGTTACCAGCATAGTATCAATTGGCTGCCCTTCATTATCATCAGGTGCATCCTCTTCTTGTATAGCAAACTGATACTCTGTTATAGTTTGCAACATTTTACGAATATCTTCTGCACTAGATTGTGTCATTAAAGTCTCCAATAATTAATAGTATTTATGTTTCTATGCTACATAACATAAATATTCCAATAATATAGAGGATCAAGTGGTGAATCATTTGAAAAATTTTATTGACGAGTTAGATGCTATTGTGCCTGCTAAAAACAAGCATACAGTAGTTGAAAGTCGTGCAACGCATCTCATTGCTAGCGCTATAAATCTAATAAGGTTAATACGTGAGAGTTATCCGGAAGAACAGGCAGATGATCTGATAAAAAGATTGCATAGGAGCATAATTAGTGAGGACTCGAAAAAATTTACCAGAAAAATTAAAGAAATAAGGAAAGAAGGATAGAACCTAGCATGCAACATCCTACTACACAGAATGATTCTAATAATCATGTTATGATAGATGAAGGCATTATGGATGTCTTGCAACAAATTTTTCCAGTCTTAGATCCTGTGGCTAAAGCTAGAAAACATGGTGTAAAAGAAGTACATAGTCTGGCCAAAAATGCTTTGGCAAAATTCAGTCAATACATTGGAAGACAACAGAAAGATTTTAATGATGTAACCTGGAACATGTTATTCAAATACATGACAATGCCCAACCAGCTGAAATTAACTCCAGAAGAAGCAAAAAAAATTATATCAGATCCGACTACAGTTCAGCAGATAAAAGCAAGTTTGACAAAAAGCAAATTGCCTTTACCGGCTGCTAATACGTGGGGTAAACCAAATTCTCCTATAAGCGGAGATCCGCAGAACCCCAAAGCTAAACTAGCAGGTCAGTTGATTACTGCAGAGATATTAGGGCTAGGTGCTATCAAATATCTTGAAAAAGAATCTGCAGGGCAAGATTTAAATACAACACAACAGGCCGCAGTTGGTTCTGCTCAGCAACAAGCTCCACAGGCTGCTGCCGTGCCACCTGCTGCTGCCAAACTGGTTAATAATCAGCTAACTCAAATTCTACAAAAGCTTGGCGGAACTCCATGAAGATAGATGAATTAAATCGCACATTTTACAGCTCTAACATTAGAAACTTGTTCGAATCCGCTTGCAAATACTCTGTATTGCGTAACATTTCCATTTTACTTGAAAATGATAAAAGTTCAGAAGCAATTTATGTTCTTTGGGAGGGCGCTGGTGCGGCTATAACTGAAGCTAATCTTACCTCGTCTGAGATAGATAATCTGTTTCAAACTGCTATAAAAAGCGCTGAACAAAGTGGCGAAAATAAAACTGGTTTTGGCAAAGGAGTTGATATTGCAGGTAAAGCAGCCAAGAAAGGCTATGATTTCAGTAAGAAAACTATTGCAGCATGGAAACAGTTAAAATCTAACATTTACAATAGTTCTGCTATGAAAGATTTTGCTGACAAGTATGACAAACTCGCTGCAAATCTTGCTCAACAATATCCCGAAACTTACTCATATATACAAAAATATAGAAAATTAGCAACAAAATATCCTCTATTGCAAAAGGCAGCATGGGGAATACTTATTGCAGCAACAGGACTAGGTGGCGCAGGGCTAACAGGAGCTGCTGTAATAACTTTACTTAAATTAGCTGATCAAACTTTACAAGGTAAAGATATACGTGACGCTTTATGGTCTGCTACCAAAGCTGGTGCAACAACAGCAGCCGTAGGCACAATTAAAGATTTTCTAGGTCACGCACCTACAACCGGTTCGGCTCATAGCTCTTCAGATGTTACAACTGGAAATGATTATGATTATGATTATGATTCGCTCAATACACAAACCAATCTCTTGAACAATTTTGCAGATAGAATGGGTCTAGGAAGCGGGAATCATCATGCTATTTTTAAAGGCGGTGTGCCTGTTGAGATTGACGGACATGCGGTACCTGATTCTATGTTCACACCGGAACAAAAACGTATGATCCAAATTGCCAAGCAAATGAGCGGACAAATGCAACGTGAATCAGTTGAGATAGCAGAAACTGTAATTGCAATAAATGAAATAGACTGGACAAAAGCTGGACAAAACATTAAAAACTTTGGTCAAAATGTAGTTAGAGGAGCTAAAGGTCAAGCACCTCGACACACATCTGGCAAATATACCAAACCTGGTATTGCATCAAAAATAGGTCAAGTAGCTGCCCAGGCCGGACAAAAAGCTTCTAGTAAAATCAAACAAATGTCACATGAGTATGAAAATGTAGTGACAATGAAGAAACTACAAACTGCTTGGGAAAAAGCTGGCAAGCCAACATCCACTGAACAACTTGCAAAATTATTGTCCTATCAAGGATTTAATAATGACGATGTAAAAAAAATCTTTACAAATGCTGGACTGAAGGCACCGGCATTAGATGAACCAATTGGCGACCAAATTCCAGATAACACAAAGGCAGAAATTGATACCTTATTCTCTGCTGATCTCGGTGACCAAAACGCTAACAAAATTCTGCAAGATATAAAGTCAGAAGTTGAGCAATTAATACAATCGGGAAATAAAGACGGCGCTGTGACTTTGCTAAAAAACAAAATGTCTGAGTTAGAACCATTTGCTAATGCTTCTGCGACACAACCTAGCACAACTGCACAAGGAACCGCAACTCAATCCACACCCTCAACTGCACGCCTAGGCATGCAAACAATAACACCAAAAACCAAAACAACATCTAAGTCTGGAACTTCGCCTAAGCCTCAACCTCAACCTTCGATTGGACGGCTAGGTATGCAAGCTATATCTCCAACTGGAAAATCAGCTTCAGCAAATAAGGGAAAAGTAGCTAATTTATCACCAGCTGCCTTAGCATTAAAGAAGGCTAAGAAGAAAATTAGCGAAGATTTAGATATGAAATTGCTGGTTACACAGAGGATATTACAAATATTACGAGAACACAAAATAAACCGCCAAGATGTAATGCTAAAATTAAAACCATTACTTGAATTTGCATCAGGTGGTAGCACAAGCGCAGGTGGTATTGCAAGCTATGCCGGCGCAGGCGGTCCAATGATGCCAGTGATTAGAAGAATGCCAGCTGGACAGAGTTTTTTCGGGCCAGCAGGGACTGCGACACCTGTTAAAAGAAAAACTAAAAAGAAAAAAGCTAAACACACTTAAAAAAACTATCTGATATAAATAACTAGCAAAACAAGTTTGCACTTTACAAGGAGAACAAACAATGGCCTACAATACAGGCAGTTACAACAAAGTAAACGGCGGCGTGTTAGGAGGTAACTTCCTGACAGGTAGTATGGATTTCTTTACCATTGCTACATTGGTACCATGCTTTCAAACCAACGTTGATACCCCAATTAACTTGCTATACACACAGCAAGGATACAGCACATGGCAACCAGTAACCGTTATTGACGGAACCGGCACTGCCCAAACCTACAGCACCGCTGCTGAATATCAAAATGCATTTACACTACAAGCAAACTTAAACCTTCTGACACAACTTTTTGCGCAGAATGCTAACCCAGTTGCTATTAGCGTAAACTATGCTACTTCTAGCAACCCAAGTGCTATCGGTCTTACCGCAACACAACTGAATAACGTAACAGATTTCAGTTACAGCAGTAATTTTGGCAGCGCATATAGTTCAAGCCAAACTGTTTACTATATCAAGTTTATCACTGAAAAAACTGGATATTGGTATGTAAGCGGTTCAACCGTTGACAGTGCAAATTGGGACAGCAATACAACCGGATATCAGTTCCTAGATGCTCTTAATGATGCTACCAACGCAGGCGTTCCTGTGTTTGATCTACAGACAACAGTACTGTCTGGTTCATCAACTGTTGGTACCCTCACATCACTAAGTGGCCAAACAGTTAATGTCAATACCAATGCTTTTGAAGTATCTGGTAGTGCTATTAATACTGTTGCTTATGTGGCAACACTGGCAACTGCTGGTTCACCAAACGTTCCAAATCGGAACGCGCTTCCAACCCCATAATAAAACAAATATTTGTTTTATAAACCCTGAAAGGCGCTTATTGCGCCTTTCTTTGTGATTGTTTACTAAATATTCAATCATGTTATTAGATCACATATTCAAACCTGCCGAACCAATACAGATAGTTATTGTGCGCAAGAATGGTAATATAAGCCATACGGCTAGACCCGTGTCAACAACTACAGATAACGACCAATCAAAAAAACCAATGTTCCCTATCAGTAAGGATAGAAAATGAAAACATTTACAGATTATATCAATAAAGTTTTTGGTACGCAGGAGGACCAGGATATGAAACCTCGTAAAATTATGGCTGAGCAAACTAACGAAGATGTTGTTTTTTGGAATACAGAGGATGACAGATGGAGTCGTCTAGCCAAACATCCGCTTCGAATAAATGAAATTCCAACTGAACCGTTAGTAAGTTGGGAAAAAGGCGAAATGGCAATATATGAATCACAAGCTGTTGAAATATCAATACCAAAGGGTCCAAATAGCACCGTAGGTATCATAGTCGAAGGTAAAACTAAAATGGTTTTAGGTTCAAAACTTGAAAAATTAACCGAAGGTGTTCTTGGCGGGATGCAACCATTGAATCCTATTAACAGAATGATGCAGTTAGCTGGCATTGCAGTTCCGCAGATTCTAGGAGATAATCATGACCTGCCAACAAATACAGAAACAGTAGAGCAGGTTATTAATGAAGATACCGGCAATATGTTTGATGCACTGTTTCGTTCCAACTTGGCAGGCGAATATAAAAACAATCCAGATGCAGCTAGATTAGCTACAATTGGTCAAATAATGGTAGGACTAAACAGTCAAATACAAGAACTTAAAGGCAAGCTATCTCCCGATTTAGAAGGCAAGATTTCTACTGTAGCCGGACTGGGTGCATTGCTGATGCAATCTGCAAAAGCCATGACGCAAGCATAACCTGGAGATAAAGCGTTGAAGTTTGTTGAAGTAAGAGGTGGATTCCTACAGCCGGTAAGCAACGAAGAAAATGTCATGCTTGAACGGGTAAAAGGACATAACGGACCACTACCAAAGGCTGTAATGGATATCAGAGAACAGGAACTAGCTAGACAACTTGTCAGCAGAGGTTTATTGCTAAGATTCATTTATGAAGGTAAATTATGCTTTGCAATAAATGATTTAGAAGATCTATGGGAGAGCTAATATGACGGTTACACCTGAAGAACGAGATGCAATGTTACGTTTGAGAAATATTAT